TGCAAAAGGAAATGAAACTCAAAGACTTTATTGACAGATTTAAACAAGGCGATTTTGAATCAAAGGATGTTCACACTCAAATCGAAGCTGGTTGGTACGATTGGTTTTGTAAGGATGAAAGTCTAGCAAACAAAACAAAACGCATGGGGAACATTGTCAAACAACTCAAAGACGGTGGAAAAGTTAATCTTGAAACCATGTATGTTTGGTTTAAAAACAACTGTCCACTTGCAGGAGCTTTATATGATGATTTCAGAATCGCAGACATTGAAACAGGAGATACACTATTTACCATAACGATTAATTGCTTCAGAGAAGAAAAAAGATATACAGTATACGGTAGAAAAAATGATTTTATAGATCCACTCTTTGAAACAGATAAATCAAGAGAACTAATTAACTGGCTTAATGAAGGGTGGGCTTAAGATGTATAAAGAATTTAACGCACATCCTAAAGGGCTAAAAACAACTGATTGTGTCGTACGAGCTATCGCAACTGCGACTGACTCAGACTACTTAGAAACAAGAAGAGAGTTGAATAGAAAAAAGCGGGAACTTGGGTATACTAGTTACAAAGATACCAAATTCTTATATGATTATTTCAAAGGACATCCAAGACTCATCTTTAAATCAGTCAAAGGTGAACCTAGACTTAAAGGTAGTGACTTTACTGAACTACATCCAAAAGGGACCTACATTCTAAAAATGGCTGGACATATTACAGCATGTGTAGATGGAGTTATACTTGATACCTGGGATTGTAGTTACCGTTCAGTTTATACAGCATGGGAGATCAAAAAATGAAGACGAAATTTATAAGTAAAGCATGTCATGAAGATTTAATACCAAAAGATGAGTTTGTGATTGAAAAAGAAATTGTTTTAGATGAGTCAGCTTTTGAAGAGTTCATTAATAATCCACTTGGATATTATGACTTTATAAAAGACAATACAAACTTAATGTATTGTGATACCGATGGCGTTTTCCACTGTATTTATGTGACATCAAATGAACATGACTTTGGGATACTCATAGAAAGCGAAGGTTATCATTATGCGAGGTATACAGCCTATTTACCAAAAACAAACCTTGGGAGCTAAAAGCTCCTTTTTTCTACTTAAAAACGAAGGAGATTAAATTATGCAAAGAATAACAAGTGAATCAGTATTTCAAGGACATCCTGATAAGGTGTGTGATCAAATCAGTGATGCGATATTAGATGCATTACTAGAACAAGATAAAGAATCAAGAGTAGCAGTAGAAACTGCCATTAAAGACAATTTAGTATTTATCTTTGGTGAAGTAACAACTACTGCATCTTTAAACTACAAAGCCATCGCTAAAACAGTATTAAAAGATATTGGCTATGATGAAGACTTTGTAGTTATAGAACAAATTAGCAGACAATCACCTGATATTGCATTAGGTGTTAATAAAACAGAATCTAAAGAACAAGGTGCAGGAGACCAAGGCATTATGTTTGGCTATGCTTGTAGTGAAACACAAGAGTTCATGCCACTACCAATTATGCTTGCACATGAAATATCCAAAGAAATTGATAAAGTTAGAAAAGAGCAATACGCTCATATCTTTGGGCCTGATGGTAAATGCCAAGTGAGTGTAGATTACAAAGATGGAAGACCAGTAAACATCCCAATCATTGTTGTCTCAGCTCAAACAAAACCAGGTGTTTATAGAGAAGTCTATGAAGAAATCATAAGACAAGCAATCCTTAGAGCCGTTGGTAGACATGACTTATTAAATGGCACTCAAATACTCATTAATCCTACTGGTGAGTTTATTCTTGGTGGACCTAAGGCAGATTCAGGATTAACTGGCAGAAAAATTATAGTAGATACATATGGTGGTTACTCTAGACATGGTGGTGGTGCCTTCTCAGGAAAGGACGTAAGCAAAGTTGACCGCAGTGCGGCTTATTATGCAAGATACGTAGCAAAGGCCGTTGTAGGGGCAGGTTTGGCGACACACTGCGAAGTCTGTTTAAGTTATGCAATTGGTGTTGCAGAGCCAACAAGTATCTTAATTAATACCTTTGGTACTGGAGTAACATCGGATAAAGAGATCACACAATTAGTCAATGAAGTATTTGATTTTAGACCAGGTGAAATGAAAAAAGAACTTAATCTAGATAATGTTAAGTTCAATCAAGTAGCAACATATGGTCATTTTGGTAGAGAAGATTTAGATGTTCCATGGGAAGATGTAGATCATAAAATAGAAGAACTACTAGAATTATATGAAGAAGCCTAAGATACTACATAACTTCTATAAATCAACTGTATGGCAAGTCGCAAGACAAATTAAGTATCAAGAACAAAATGGTAAGTGTGAACGATGTTACAAGGTTGGTGAAGAAGTTCATCATAAGATTAGATTAACTGTTGATAATGTTAAGGATCCAACGATTAGCATTAATCAAGAAAACCTAGAACTTTTGTGTAAAGATTGTCACAACAAAGAACATAAGAGATTTACAAAAGAAAAAGAATTTGATAGTGATGGGAACTTAATTCCAAGATAACCTCGTATTTGTATTATAACTTTGGTATAATAATTAAAAATGGGGTGGTTAAATGCTTGATAAAAAAGCATATAATATTGCTATTAATAAAATCAAATATGAGTTAGAGGATAAAATCGACGAACCTTTAGATGAAACATACGATAAGATATATTCAGATTTGACAGAGGAATATAAGTTTATTTTTATGTTTTTACATTATAAATTGAATGCTCTTATTGTATTTTTAAACTACAAAGCTAGAAACATTTATATTGACAAAACAGCAAATGAAGAAAAAACATTTGTTCACTTTAATGCAGCTGAAAGTAGACAAATGATTTACCTAATTGGAATTATAGATAAAATTAACCAAGTAAGCAAAGGCCATGCGATTATTGAAATTAACAGTAGATATGAAAAATTTATTGAATTTATTAATCCTCAACTACAGGATAGTGGAGGAAGTCCATTATACAATTTTAATGAACCATTTAAAATAATAGAGTACGAACCAATATTTACATTAAAAAAACATACAAATCATGGAAGCATAAAAAACATAATTTTTGCATCTCTAAAAAAACCTGAAATAATATTAGAAAATGCACTTGAGAATAATATCAAAATTGTAAAAAACGAAGAATACTCATTAGTTTTTGATCAGAGTATAAAAGGTTCTCATTTGACCGTAAAAGAATTAATTGAATGGTGGAATGAAAAAAGTGATAAGAAGTTGTTTTCAAGACTATTGGAGTCTATTGATGGTAATGATGTAGAAAAGATTTTATTTAATACATATTATAAAGACATTGTTAAAGATGATTTCTCATTTCCTGCGTTACTTCCTCAAGTATATTTACATTATGATCCTAAAACAATAAAAGAACTATATGGAGAAAAGAGACTGATTCATCAAAGAATGGACTTCTTGATGCTGTATAGAGGAAAAAGAATAATTATTGAAATCGATGGAATTCACCATTATTCCGAAGATGGAAAAGCTTCACCAAAAAAATATGCTGAAATGGTTAGTTATGATAGGCAAATGAAACTATATGGATATGAAATATATAGATTTGGTGGTTTCGAGTTTAAAGATGCAAGCATTAAAAAAACAATTGTTGATTTTTTTAGGATCTTGATTGAAAAGGATTTGAAGGAAAATGACCTGTAAAATTCCAAAATACATCGATCTAAATAAAATTGATTATAGACCCAAAAAAATCAATAATAATAGATATTATCTATATTTTAAAATAAAAAATAAAAGAAAATCTAAAATGGTTTTTATAATTATGAAGAATCCAAGTGCATCCTTTAAAGGGATTCACTTAAATCAGTCAAAGGATTATCATAATAAATACTTGGATATTACAACTATTAGGGCAATAACTTTCTCAAAAAGAAGTGGATACACAGATATTTTTTTGCTAAACTTATATACTTATTATGATACTGTTGCACGAAACATTAATTTGCACTATGGATTTGTGCAAAGGTCAAATCCTAGTGATTCAACTATAATTATCGATAAGTTAAGATATACGAAAAATATTCAAGTAATTGATACTCTTTACAAGAAATATAAGTCTATGAACCCTGATGTTATTTTAGCTTGTGGTAATTCTAACGGTATATATAAGGGATACTATTACCATAGAGTTCAAGAAATCATTGATTTTGCTATTAATAATGCTATTTCGCTAAAAGAAGTATCAATAAGCAAATCAAAGTGCAAGGGAGTAGCCAAAAACATTGTTTGCTATCCTAAGCATCCGCAAACTTGGGCTTATACAGATAAAATATTTTAGTCCCCCGGGGTGACTTAGTTCCACCTAAACAGGGTACCGTGTAGGGGGACGTTTAATTTATAGTAGGCAATTTTTTTGAAAAACAAGAAAGAGGATTTTTGAAATGATTAAACAGGAAGTGTCAGAAAAAATCATTGATATTCACTATAATGAAGCAAAAGAACAGTACACAAGGATATTATCTTCCAGAACCGAGTATAGAGAGAGAACCTTAGCTATATTTACACTATTGTTAGGAATACTAGGTGCAATTGTTATTTTTCAAAATACTGATAAAACATTTTATGACTTATGGTTATCTGCAAATGCATGCTTGAAGACATCATATGTTATTTTTACTTTGTTAGGATTAATATTTTTCTTTCTTACATTTTTTTATTCTAGATCGTATACTTTGAGCAATGTACATTTATCTCTAATTGCTAATGCACGAAATATTATTAATTCAGGGGACTCTAATCTCCCTATTGAATTGACAATTGAACACCTTACTGTAAATGAAGAGTATTACGTTAAAGTTGAATTTATAAAAGCTTATAGTAGTGCAACAGATAAGATAATAAAAGATTTAAGAAAAATGGGAGTTATTTACATTGTTGGCTTTATCAGTTTTATAATTTCATTTTTAATGTCAGTTATAATAATATTTCAGTAAAAAAGGAGGAAATCATGTCAGAGAAAACGAAAGAGACAAAACCAGTCAGCAAAGAACAGAAACCGACAACTAGAAAAATAGATACTTCTAAAACATTATCTGGAGTACAAACATTCAATGACAGTTTTATGACTAGCAACAACAATAAACCAAAAGTTGAAAGAAAGAAATAGCAATCATATTAAACATATGGTATGTAAGAGAGGTTATACCTTTATGCTTTTAACTCAAGAAGTAAGTGTTGAATACAAGCGGCTAAGGTCGCTTTTTTCTTTGGTTGACGAAACCAAGAAAGAACTAGTGGATAACTTAATATATCAAGCTGCATTTATGAAAGTAGAATTAGCAAAGCTTCAAGAGCAAATGATTAAGTACGGTGCGATCCAAATATCAAGTAAGGGTGCTCAACGTCAAACTGAAGCAGCCAAATATTATACAAAGCTTGTAAACTCATATGGAACAGTTATCAAGACTTTAAATTCAATTCTAGGAATTCAAGTAAATGATGGGGATGATGCCTTTGATGATTTTCTTAAGAGAGCCAGTGAATGAACTATCTAGTTGAATATTATAACGAAATACAAAACGGTAATATTCTAGTTGGTGAGGAACTTAAAAAGCAAATCAATAAACTAGTTCTTGATCTTGATAATCCTAGATACATATTTGACGAGAAGCCAGGAAACTTAAGAATTGATTTTATTCAAACATTCTGCAAGCACACTAAATCACCTTTTAATGGACAACCATTTATATTAGAACTTTGGGAAAAAGCTATTATTCAAACTGCTTATGGATTTAAAATTGCTGAGACAGGATTAAGACGATTTAATGAAGTCATATTGTTGATTGCTCGTAAGAATGGCAAGACAACATTTATTGCTGGTTTAGACCTTGCAGAGTTCTTTTTATCTAGAGGTGGAGTTGATATAGTATGTGCTTCAAATACTACTGAACAAGCGAATATTCTCTTTGAAGAGATAAATAATATGAGAGAACAATCTCCTTCATTATCAAAAGACACAAGAAGTAAGAAAAATATATTCTTTATCTATTCACCCAAAACTAAAAACAAGATAAAGAAATTATCTGCACAATCAAGAAACAAAGATGGTTACAACATAGAAGTTGGCTGTATTGATGAAGTTCATGAGATGACTGATTCTAAAGTCTATGATGCGATTAAGCAATCGCAATCAACAAAAAAGGAGCCACTCATATTTATTATAACCACTGAAGGGACAACCGTTGGTGGTTTTTTAGATAGCAAATTAGATTATGCTAGAAAGATGATCAAGGGTGAAATTGATGATGAGAGAGTTTTACCTTGGTTATATACCCAAGACTCAGCTAAAGAAATCTATGATGATCCTAAAACGTGGCAAAAGTCTAATCCTAGTTTGGGTGTAGTTAAGACTTCATCATACCTAGAAGATGTCATGAATAAATCAAAGCATGATTTATCAACAAGAGTCACAATGCTTTGTAAGGACTTTAATATCAAACAAGCAGATTCTGGATCATGGTTATCATATGATGATTTAAACAATGAAGAAAGATATAGTTTAGATGATTTAAGAGATAGTTATGCGATTGGTGGAGTAGACTTATCATCAACAACAGACTTGACAGCTGCAGTCTTAATTGTTCAGAGAAAAGACAGCAATAAGAAATTTGTGATTCCACATTTCTTTATGCCAAGTGAAGTTTTAGATAAAAGAATCACTGAAGATAATGTTCCTTATGATATTTGGATAAAAAAAGGCTTTGTAACACTAACAGAAGGAAATCAAAATGATTTTAGTCTTGTTACAAAGTGGTTTATGAAGATGATTCAAAGATATGGTATAAGACCTCTTTGGGTTGGGTATGATCCATGGAACTCTCAATATTGGATTAAAGAAATGGAAGACTTAGGATTTAACATGGAAAAAGTTAGACAAGGTATTTACTCATTATCAGAACCTATGAAGCAGATGGAAGCAGACCTTAAAAACAATCTATTAGTTTATGATAATAATCCAATCCTTAAATGGTGCTTATCTAATACACAAGCTAAAGTAGACTTAAATGGAAACATTCAACCTTCAAAACTCAACTCCAAATACAAAAGAATTGATGGGACAGTCGCATTGATTATTGCATATGCTGTTTTGAATAGATATAAAATAGATTTTGAGAATATGATATAATTGCTTTATGGAAAAGGTGATTATATGTACGAAATAAACGGGAATTTAACAGATATTGAGAAATACAAAGTTTTTAGTTATGCTGTTGGGACTGTAATGCGAGAATTTCATAAAATCTTCGGACAAGAGATAATGACAAAATATCCATTGTACATTGATAATTGTAACAGCATAGAAAACTCAAATTGTGGATACACTCCAATTATTACTCCAGTTTTAAAACAGATTCTTATTATTAAACTTGGAATATATGATTTTGGTAATATTGCAATGATTATTTATCAATTAGCTCATGAACTCTGCCATTATGTTTTTTATTCTATCCATGGTATTACTAGGGCAAAAGCAAATGAAGAAGAAGAAATCATTTGTACAGCTATGTCTTTGATTATATTGAAAATATTATGTGAACCTCATGTATTTGAGACGTATTGTAATCATGTGAAAACATTAACTGTTCCTTATTATCGAAAGGGATATTATCTAGCAGAAGAGTTAGAATTTAAAATTGAGGGTATAGTTGAAAAAATCTTAGAGAAATAATAGAGGTGCTCATGCCAATATTTAAACGAAAAAACAAGACCGGTTCAATTGACGTATTACAAATCATCAACAATACAAACACATTCTATACACCATTTGGAACGAATATTTCTAAAAGTGATGTAGTAAAGATTTGTATTGATAGAGTGGCCAGTCAATGCGCAAAACTAAAACCAAGATATATCAAAATAGAAAACGATAAGACAGTATCCGAGAAAAGCGGAAAGCTGTCTTTTCTTTTGAAGCATAGACCCAATGAAATTATGACACCTTATGATTTCATTTATAAGGTTATCACGACTTTACTACTTAATGATAATGCCTTTATATATCCTAGGTTTGATAAATATACAGGGCAACTTATAGGGCTATATCCACTTAAACCCATCACGGTTGAAATGGTTATAGATCAGAGTGATCACTACTACATAAAATTCCTATTTGAAAATGGCGATTCATATACATTACCTTATGAGAACATCATTCACTTAAGAAAACATTACGGACAAAATGATATCTTTGGTGGTAATGGATCTAGTGGTGATCATGAAGCAATCCTTAAAACCATCTCAATCAATGATAGCTTACTTCAAGGGATAGATAATGCGATAAGATCATCGATGCAGATTAAAGGAATTGTGAAGATGAACGGGATGTTATCAGAAGCGGATAAGAAAAAACAAAGAGAACTCTTTGATAGTGCACTTTCTGATTCAGTTAACAACAAAGGCAGTTCTATTATTCCAATTGATTTAAAGAGTGAGTATATCCCTTTAGATGTTGATCCAAAACTCATTGATAAAGATACGTTAGAATTCTTGCAGTCAAAGATTTTAGATTACTTTGGGGTATCAGTGCCCATATTTACAAGTAAATATACAGAAGATGAATATAACTCGTTTTACGAGTCAACCATAGAGCCTTTAGCTATTCAACTTAGCGAGGCTTTTTCTATAGGCTTACTAACCAATAATCAATTAGAACGTGGTGAAGAGATTGTATTCTTTAGTGAAAGATTACAATATGCTTCATGGAACACGAAAGTTACTGCGATTGAAAAACTTATGAGTCTAGGTATTATGTCTTTAAATGAATCAAGAGCACTACTCGGATTAGAACCTATTGAAGGTGGACACAAACGCCTTCAATCATTAAACTTTGTGGATGCTGATAAGGCAAACTTATATCAAGTAGGAAAGAAAGAGGAAGAAGATCATGAAAGTAACGATTAATGGAAAAATATCAAACGAAGCTTTAAAAAGTATTTTAGAAACGCAAAAAGAAAAGACAAAAACGATCACTGAATTTTGTAAGAAAGAAAAGCTGGAAGCTTTTTCATATAAAGACTCAGAGCTTGAGTTTGACTATGAACATGAAATAAAACCTAAACAAACAAAAAAAGTAGAGGTAAGAACCAATGATAAAAGAAACTAGACTAGCAGAAGTCAGTCTTCATGAAGATGAAGGCAAGATGATTTTAGAAGGCTATGCTTTAGTCTTTAATCAAGAAACATTAATCGGTGATGAGACTTATGGTTTTATTGAAGAAATATCACCTAGTGCTTTAGGGGAAACAAAAATGAAGGATGTTCCTATGAAATACAATCATATGGACTCCTTTTTAATTATTGCAAGAACTAAGAATAAATCGCTAGAATTAACCGTTGATCATATCGGTCTTAAAGTAAGAGCTGAACTCTTAGATACAAGTCATAACCAGGAT